GAACAGATCAACCCGGCTCCGATAAAACACCGCATGCGATAGTGTCGCATTTTTGGCGTCAGCAATTTGTCAAGTGATTCCCCAACGGTCCCGCCAGACTCGCCAAGTAATCGCTTGTATTTGATAGGGCATAAGGCCGAGACGTTGCGCGGCTTCTTCGTACGCAGCCTGCAGCCCGCGATATTCCCGGACCCCGATATTAGTGCGATCATCAGTCAAACCCACTTTTTCATCATAGGCAATATTGCGGGCGTGGCCGTCAATCGTCACGTTGAATTCCCCCATGATGTCGCAGAAAAAGGACGTGATTTTCTGTCCCTTCAACATGCGCTTGGCCCCTTCATAATCCGGGCGCGTCATCAAAATGTCCCAAGCTTTCGCTTTCATTTTGTGATAGGTGGACACTTTAACGGAATCGATCCCGTCGCCCCGAATAAACGCGCCAATCAGTACGTCAGCATTTGTCACGTTGCGCGACCATTTATTATTCGGAGACAATGCCGCGATAACAGCAACCACAATATACACGGGGACGCCATGCTTGGCAGCGATACGATGCGCCGTCTTTTGTGCGTCTTCATACCAAAGCAAGCCTTCTGCAACCTGTATATCATCGGCAGCGCGATAGCACGCCATGATGTTGTGGACCATTCTTTCATGGTCAACCAGTGTCGCGCGCTTCATGATAAGACCAACCGATCCCCACTAAGGGAATACTTTTCTTTATCTAGACCATGCAGTGTGACGGATTCGTCAGTCTCAATCCATACGCGGGCACCACAAGACAAGGGCTTATCCGGAGAATAAACCACACTAGATGCGCCGTGTATTTCTACACGATGCGCGGTAATATTCTCTTTATATGTTTTGACACTGATTGCCGGGTGATTCGTACCATTAACAGCATTGCCCCGGACCGCATGCTGATTCACGTGTATTCGCTTTTTCATGTCGTCATGTCCTTTCGTTAAAAACGATATGGGAAACTTAGGGATAATATCCACTATGGTCAAGTCTTTTTATTTGCTTTCCTTTTTCCCGCAGCCAGCACGTCGGACAGCGCAGCCGGTCATCCTCTTTCGTCATAGCGGGCTGGCCGCAGTTATCGCACTTGTATTTATTACTTAGTGTAGTGCGTTTGGCGTTTGGCGTCATACGTTTGGCGTGTGTTAGAATTTTGGTTCCCACAGTTTACCCTCTCGTAGCAGTTTGCGTAACCTCTTTGCTTCGTTGACAATGTTTGGGTTTACAAAATTGCCCGCCCATTCAGCGTCATCGATTTGTCTTGTCAGTGTAGCCAATTTGTCAGCCACACTGTCAAGCAACGGATCATCTTCGGGATCAACCCACATCGTCCGGCTCTCCCGGTTCGGCGTGATCGTACTGCCATTTGAGTTGCAGTTCGTCATATATCTCTGCCACCGTCTCGCCGTGTTTGTCCATGAATTCCTGCCGCGTCATGTACGAGGCGTCTTCTTCCATTTCGATCATCCAGTCGTTTACTTTACCCATCGTCACAATCCTCTCTTTCCCACGGAAATATGGTATCTTCGGGAAAAGATACCTTCAGTCGCCACTCAACCTTACTCAAGTCCACATCCCAGTCAGCCAAGACATCGCATACTATCTTTGCAATAGTCTTGCCCGCGTCCCCCTTAATATCATCTGTAATATACCAGTCACGCATCTCGTGTACCTACCCTTTCTTCGTACTCTTCCATCGCTGCGATAGCGTCGTTGATTTGGTCATACGCTATGTCAAGTTCGAATTGACCCTGCAGTTCGATATCTTCTAGCGCGTGTTTTGCTTGTGTCAAGAATGCGCGTATCACTGTTGTCTGTGTGATCTTTGCGCGGTACTTGTTTCCTGTGCCGTCGCACGTGTGACAGTGACCTATCTTGCCGACAAGTTCACCGCCCATCATGGGATCGGGCCGAGGCTCCTCGTACTCGACCTTCCCCCAGCCGCCACAGTCCCAGCACTTGCAAGCTTCGACGTGGTTCTCAATCATCTGTGCCAATCTCCTGTGTGTTGGCGTTGTCATTACTTACCCATACAGGTATCAAAACAGTACGTCAACACAAAAAAAAGAGGGCCAGTCAAAAGACCAGCCCCCTTCACAGTTGGCAACAACTAAGGAGTGTACCCTACAAAGCCCAAAAGGACATCAAAAGACTTCGTAGGGTATGCACAGTTTTAGCACCAGTGTTTTGTGTTTGTCAAGCCACCGCACACATTCTTTTTCGGTTCGACCAACATACAGTGCAACCCATCGTGGATAGTCAACGCACTGCTTTGACTTCACTGACTGTCGTGTAGTTTCACCAATGCGGACAGACGACACTGCAGCGACAACCTCGTGTCTGCCATTCTTAGACTTGACATAGGGTAACAGATCGTCGCCCCGATACTTAAATACTTTGATCTTCACCACTTTCCTCATCTAATACTTCAATGTAAACGTCGATAGCTTCACGGATTAGGTCAGCAACTGCGACCTGTTCACGACTAATCTTCTGCATGTCGTGCGCGTGTTTACTTAACTTGTCATACTGATCTTGTTTCATCAGTAGATTGTAAGTTTTCGTAGGCTCAAGAATCTTGTTGGGTCTTGGCATCACGTGTTTCCTTTGTCAGTCTTTTGTCTTCCTTGTCCCTACGTTTATCGGGAACAACCTGTTTACCTAATCTTCGTAACTGTTTAGCTATAGGATTGATTTTACTAATCTTTTTCATAACTAGGTTTCCCCTATAGGTTACTCTCTTAATGGGGTAGCGGATTTGTCAACCGACGTCAAGCGCAAAATTGTCGTTGACAGGGTTTCCTATGTTGATTACTGTCGCGTCTAATTACCAGCTAACAAGGAGTAATATCATGGCTGAAGTGAAGGACTACAATGAAATTATGTCGATAGACAACTTTATCTCTGACGATGAGTGCAGGTTTGCAATGAGTGAGATAGACGGTCTGATAGACATGGGTCTTACTGATGAAGTGAACCACTATACAGGAAGAGAAGACGAGTGCCTCAATATTCAGACTGTAGGTGCGAGGCGATCTTTGGGTACGTTTGCAGTCGCTATGTTGAAGAGGTTCTATCAAGAAGCACTGCCGGATTACGTACAGCGGTTCCCGGTGCTTGCAACTAAAAAGCTGGGCATCATGGAAGGCAAGGCGCAGAGAACACGCGTAACGGGCGGCTTTCATAACTGGCACTATGAAGCCTTCAGCGGCATAAGTTCGGATAGGGTTTTAACCTACACTCTGTACTTGAATGATGACTTTCAAGGCGGAGAGACTGAATTCTTGTATCAAGGCGTGAGGGTTGAACCTAAGATGGGCAGGTTCTGTCTGTTTCCCTGTAGCTTCCTGCACACGCACAGGGGAAACCCACCCTTAAAGGGTACTAAATACATTCTAACAGGATGGGTTAATGATCTTGATCCATATGAAGAACAAGCCCAGCATCTATATGAGCCTTCACCGAGTTTTGATCGATGAACGGTAAACCATCATGGTTAGCGGGTCATGTCGCGTCGTTGGATATACCGCCCATGACGACGGCGCGGTATGACTGTCCTGTCTGTGCTAAGAAGAATACTTTTAGTGTTACGGATGACGGTATGCAGCGATTGTGGTACTGCTTCCATGCTGACTGTAACGTCAAGGGGCGCACAGGCATCACACTTGACAGGGAACATGCGGGCAACGTCTTCAAGAAAGTAGCACCCAAGCCTGCTCCCAAGAAGACAGACAGCCTGTTCGAAATACCGCACACTTTTGTGCAAGTGTCTCGCAGTCAAGACGCAGAGTTGTATCTGCGAAAGGTGGGCTGCTATGAAGCGTACTTGGCGAACAGAGTGGACATCCGATACGACATCAAGAAGGACCGTGCTGTGTTTCTTGTCAAGAAGCGGGGTGTGGTTGTAGATGCTGTGGGCAGATTGATCAACGGTGTCGGACCCAAGTGGTACAGGTATTCAAGCAGTAAGCAGCCATTCGTCTGCGGGGAACACAGTGTCGCTGTCCTTGTGGAAGATTGTGCTAGTGCTTGTAGTTGTTCGAATGTGGCTACGGGTGTGGCCTTGTTGGGGACCAATCTTTTGCAGGAGCATATAGACGCTCTACGTAAATACGATAGGGTAATTGTTGCACTTGACAAGGATGCCACGGACAAGGCAATAGAAATAGTGAGGGTGCTGTCGCAGTCGGGCGTGTCCGCCAAATTGGCAGTGCTAAGTAACGACTTGAAAAATATGGAAAAGGACGAACGGGATGAATTCTTACGACGCCAAGTCAACCGATAAACAGATACTGGGCTTCTGCCTAAGTAGTGAATTCTTTGGTAAGGTAGCCAACGTAGTAAACCGCGATATGTTTTCGCGGGAGATGAGGGACGTATTCGACGTCATATCCTTCTGTCACACAAAGTATGCCAAGGACTTGACGGTGGGGGAGTTGTCTGTCCTCTTCGATGACCGCAATCCTGCTATGCCCGACAGCACACGAGAGAAGGCGCAGGAATTGATAGCCGAATTGTCACCCGGCAATCCGGACAATGTAGACCTGCACATGGACTTGGTTAACAGCTTTTGGCTGCGTGACAGGGCGCGGCAGATAGGCGAGAAGGCCATTGAAATATTCACTGGCGACAGCGAGGAGTTCGGTGAACTTCGCCGCATGATCGAAACAGTAGAGGACGGTAGGATCAGTGACAAGACTACTTACTCTGAAGTCACTGAAGGTCTGATCGAACTGCTAGAAGATCACGGGGGTCCGCCCGACTTCCCTTTCGAATTCGATCTAATCAGTGAGAAGATTGATGGATTAGATCGTGGCAACCTCGGCATAATCTTCGCAAGGCCCGAATCCGGGAAAACTACTTTCTGTTGTTTCTTGGCTGCGTCCTACAT